TTGACCTTTCAGCGGCAACAACCGCATTGACAGAAGATTCTGACCCAGATTCAGTAGCACTGTCAACACCAACATCAGTTACTATTACTCTTAACGAGTATGGTAACTCAGTACTTGTTACACGTGCTTTGGAACTCTTCAGCCTTGCTGATGTAGACCCAGCAATTGCTAACATTATTGCATTCAACCTTGCAGATTCTATTGACGCAGTAGCAATGACAACATTGCGTGGCGGTACAAACGTAATCTACTCAGGTTCAACAGCAACTTCAACAGCAACAGTTACAGCAGCAGCAACGCTATCTTCAGCAAACATCCGCAAGGCTGTTGCTAAGTTGCGTGCTAACAAGTCTGTTGCTCGTAAAGGTTCACTATACTGGTGTGGTATCCACCCAGAAGTTTCACACGACCTACGTGCTGAGACAGGTTCAGCAGGATGGCTTCTTCCAAATCAGTACGGTGCTTCACAGGACCGCATCTGGTCTGGTGAGATTGGACAGTACGAAGGTGCATACTTCGTAGAGTCACCACGTCTATACAACGCTACAGACGGAGCATCATCTGCTCGCGTTTACCGCACAATTCTTGCTGGACAGCAAGCAATGGCAGAAGCAGTAGCAGAAGAACCACACGTAGTAATCGGACCAGTAGTTGACAAGTTGATGCGCCATCGCCCAATGGGTTGGTACGGCGTACTTGGCTTTGCTCGCTACCGCGAAGAGGCACTATACCGAATCGAATCAGGTTCATCAATCGCTTAGTTGATTGACGGGTAGGCAGGGGAAAACCCCTGTCTATCAGTAAGTCCATTAAGGAGGACGCATGACAGAGTACGTGTTTAAAACACCAATTGTCCGTGAAGGACCAGCAGGTGGACATCGTTTGTTTCATTTCTATAAATTAGATAAAGGACTAACGGTTGTTAAAAGCGGCGGGACATACTCAACTACACGATATTTATTAGATGACCAACTAGATGACTATCAAGAAATCTACCTTGGCGGAAGAAACCATATTGTTTCTGAAGCAACTAAAGCCGCTTTAATTGCAGGTGGCATTGGTGTAACAGAGGCTAACTTCACAGCAATATGAGTCTACATAGAAAGCAAACGCATCCAGAGTATGTTGAAGGATGTTTTGGCTGCAAAGTGCTAACCCTTGAACTAGGTGTTGGAGATGCAGCGCGAGACATTCCAAACAAGAAATGGAATGCAGAACTAGAAGCATATCGAGATGCTAGAGCACAAGGCATACAGCCTTCTGGCACAAGAATGCAAGATATACAAGCAGCACACACTGCATCAGAAACTTTAGGCAAGGCATACGATGCAGATACTATGCCTAAAGCAAAAGACATCAATAAAAAAACCGCTGAAGTAATGAAAGAGATAGGACAAATATAATGCCAAAAGTAGGAAATAAGAAGTTCCCTTACACACCAGCAGGAAAGAAAGCCGCTAAGGCATACGCCGCTGGCGAAAAGATGGAGTCCAAGTCTGAGAAGATGATGGAAATGAAAAAGGGTATGAAGAAGACTGCAAAGAAGGCTGCTATGAAGAAGATGGGCAAGAAGAAGTAGTCATGGCTAAAAAGAAAAACTACCTTGAGAATCTTGCTAGCGAGATTAATCAAGCCTATCAAGCATGGCGTGTAGCAGATAATGCTTCTGCAGATGTACGCCCAGGAGCAGATGAGCGTGCTATTGCTGCTAATAAAAAAGCAAGAGCAGAACAAGGTCAGGCTTTTGGTGCGTTCTTTATGGGAGCACGCTACGACTCTAAAGGAAAGCGAATCAAAGGATGAAGAAGTCAGCAAAGCATCCAGGATTTAAAGCAGTCCAAAAAAAGATTGCTAAGAAGAGCAATGTATCCATGGAAGCAGCAGGTGCAATTCTTGCATCATCTAGCCGCAAAGCCAGTGCTGCTGCTAAGAAGAAGAACCCACGTTTAAAGAAGGTTAAAGGATAATGACAGACCCTAGACTAAAGCGAGCAGGAGTGTCAGGCTTTAACAAGCCTAAGCGCACACCAAATCATCCAACAAAATCACACGTAGTTGTGGCTAAAGAAGGCGATAAGGTCAAGACTATTCGCTTTGGTCAGCAGGGTGTTACTGGCGATAGACAGCCTACGAAGCGTCAGGCTTCGTTCAAGGCACGCCATGCTAAGAATATTGCAAAAGGAAAAATGTCAGCAGCCTACTGGGCTAACAAAGTGAAATGGTAAAGGAAAAATAATATGCCTCGTATAATCAATGATGGTTCATTACCAACTGGCGGTAAAATTAAAAGTGGACTTAAAAAACCACCTCTTATGGTTGACCCTAAGCCACCTGTTACAAAGCCAATGATGTCTCCAGGTGATGCGGCACGTGCACGCCGCCAAGGTGGCATCATGGGTAATCAAGGTGGACGTAACGTCAATTCAGTTTATAACACATACTAAAGCAAAACAAATGAGTGCCGCATGCTAGGCAGATAAGGTGAAATAATAATGGCTAAAGCCAAGTCTAAAGTAAATGCTGCAGGAAATTACACTAAACCTAGCATGCGTGCTTCTTTGTTTAAAAAAATTAAAGCAGGCTCAAAGGGCGGAAACCCTGGTGAATGGTCTGCTCGTAAAGCACAGTTACTTGCAGTTGAGTATAAAAAGGCAGGCGGAGGTTATAAGTAATGGCACTTGCTAAGTCTCAACAGTCACTTAAGAAGTGGACTGCACAAAAGTGGAAAACCTCTGACGGTAAGCCATCTAAGGGAAAGAAAAGATACTTACCAGAAGCGGCTTGGAGTGCGTTAAGCCCAGCAGAAAAAGCAGCAACCAATAAGGCTAAGGCTGAAGGTAATGCAAAGGGTAAGCAGTTTGTTAAGCAACCTAAATCAATTGCTAAAAAGACAGCAAAGTACAGAAGCAAATAACAAAGGTAGGGGACAATGCAAGAAACAGTATCTATTGCTTGGTGTGATAACGGCAATGTAGACGGCAAGTTTATGCAAGGTGTAGCAGATGTACTACTTAAGTCAGGTATTACATTTGAAACTTCACTACGTAGTCAGGGAAACCAAATTGCCAGACAACGTGAAAAAGTAATTAACTATTGGTATGACCAGAACAAATCAGACTGGTTACTCTGGGTAGATTCAGATGTAGTTATTAGTGTTGATAAGTTTAAACTATTGTGGGATAACAAGGATGCTAATGAGCGTCCTATTGTAACTGGAGTTTACTTTACAACAGATAATCCAGAAGACCCGCTAATGATTCCTATGCCTACGGTATACGAGTTTGGCGAGGCAGATGGCATAGTTGGCATTCAAAGAATCCACCCACTGCCAGAGAATAAGTTTATTAAAGTTGGTGCAGCGGGCATGGGATTTGTCCTAATGCACCGTAATGCAGTAACTAAGATTAAAGAAGTTTTGCCAGATGCACCGTTTTTTACTGAAGTAGGTGTTGGCAATACCTTTATGGGCGAAGACATTTATTTCTTTGCAGTATGTGATAAGGCAGAGGTTCCAGTTTGGTGCCACACTGGGGCAACAGTTCCGCACATGAAAAGATTTTCATTTGATGAGCATTACTACAAGGCATTCTTTGGTGCAGTAGAAAAGCCATCTAATTTGATATTACCAAAACATCATCGAAAGAGGTAACAAATGCCAGGTACAGCAGGTAGCACATTATGTGCAGAATTAAACAGGTTGGCTAATGGTGGTACTTATCCTGCCCGTACTGCGTTTAAAGATGAGCAGGGTGCTGCTAATGCTTGGGCTGGTACTACTGGCAAAGGGTTGATTGGTGCTCTTAACTACAAAGTTAGTGCAGCACGACAACCATCTGCCTTCAAAGACTTAAATGGTGTATGTAATGAACTTGCTGGCACTACTGGCAAATCTGCGGTTGACGCATTAAGGACTCTATAATGACAGTAACGCTTGACGCTTTAACAGATGAAGTGCTTATTAACCTTGCTGGTTATACACTTCAGCAAGACCGTGCTACTCATCTTACTGGAGCAGTAACATCTTCTGCATCTACTATTGCATCTCCAATTATTCTTAGCCTTGGCTCTACTGAAAATGTAGGTAAAGGTATACTTGAGATTGATGATGAGTTGCTATGGGCAGATTCATTTGACCGCGTATCCAGCACTGCAACTATCTCCCCTTATGGTCGTGGCTATTTAGGTACCACTGCTGCTGAACATGCTGCTGGTACTAAGGTAACTATCTCTCCTACATTCCCACGCTTTGTTATTAAGCGTGCTATTCAAGATACTATCCGCGCAATTGGCGCGACTATCTTTGCTGTAGACCAAACTACATTTACATATAACTCAGCGGTAACAACCTATGCTTTGACTGGTCTTAACATCCAAAACATTTTGACAATGCACTGGCAGTCAATTGGACCATCACAAGAATGGATTAGAGTTAAGCGTTGGAACTGGGACTCAAACCCAGACTCAACAACATGGGGTGCTACAGCACAGACTGTAACTGTTGGAGACCCAATTATTTCTGGGCGAACAGTAAAGGTTACCTATGCCAAGGCTCCAGACACATTAAGCACAAGTGCTGAAACATCTTTTGCTACTCAAACTGGTTTGCCAGAATCTTGCCGAGACATTGTAATTCTTGGTGCAGCGTATCGTTTGCTTACATTCCTTGACCCAGCACGTGCTACACAGGTTAGCCCACAGGCTGATGAGATTGATAGCAAACGTCCATTTGGTTCTTCACAGAATGCAACCAAGCAACTTTATGCACTATATACACAGCGCCTCAACGAGGAAACTCAGGCGCAACAACAGCAGTATCCAATCCGCGTCCACTTCAGCCGATAGGTTAATAAATGACAACTAGAAAATACTCATCCCGCTCTCAGCAAACAACGCTGACTAGCGCACTTACCTCTTCTGGCACTAGTGCAACTGTAGTGTCGGGTTCAGCGCTGCTTGGTGGTGTAACCATTTCGGCAGGCGAAACCTATACAGTTGTCATTGACCCAGATACAGCCCTTGAAGAAATTGTAGATGTCACGGCGGTTAGCACTAATACGCTAACCATTACTCGTGGTATTGATGGTTCTTCTGGACAGGCTCACTCTGCTGGTGCGGTTGTTCGTCACATGGCAATTGGTCGTGACTACCGTGAATCCAATACTCATATTGAAACAAGCACTGGAGTTCATGGTGTAACTGGTTCTGTAGTTGGCACAACAGATACTCAGACTTTAACAAACAAAACTTTAACTAGCCCAGCATTGACAACTCCAACAATTGATGGTCTTTCCGTACAGGAAAAGGTTGAAGATATTGTTGGTGCAATGGTATCTAGTAATACTGAATCTGGTATTGCTGTCACCTATGATGATGCTACTGGCAAACTAAACTTTGATGTTAGTGACCCAACTATCACACTATCGGGTGATATCACTGGTTCTGCAACAATGACTAATCTTGGCAATACGACAATTACTACTACAATTCCTGCTGGTACTATTGTTAATGCTGATATTAATGCATCTGCTGCTATTGATAAGACTAAGATTTCAGGCACAGCAATTACTGCTGCTGATACAGGAACGGTCAACGCGACAATCCTTGCTGACCTTGCAGTAACAACTGGTAAACTTGTAGATACAAGCGTAACAACTGCAAAGATTGCAGACCTTAATGTAACTACAGGTAAAATTGCAGACTCAGCAATTACCTCAGCAAAGATTGCTGATGCAACAATTGTCAATGCTGATATTTCAACAACTGCTGCTATTGCACTATCTAAGTTAGCAACAGACCCACTGGCACGTGCTAACCACACTGGCACTCAAACAGCATCAACTATCTCAGATTTTGATACACAAGTTCGTACTAATCGTTTAGACCAGATGGCTGCACCTACAGGGTCGGTATCTTTAAATAGTCAGAAGATTACAAACCTTGCTACTCCAACACTTAGCACAGATGCTTCTACCAAGGCTTATGTGGATGCACAGATTACAGCCCTTGTTGGTGGTGCTCCAGGAACCCTCGATACACTCGATGAGATTGCTGCTGCTATCAATGATAGTGGTTCATTTGCTACATCTGTAGTTCTTCGTGACGGCACACAGGCTATGACTGGTGCCCTTGCTATGGGAACTAACAAGATTACAGGCCTTGGAACACCTACTGCTTCAACTGATGCTGCAACTAAAGCATACGCTGATGCAGTTATTGCAAGTGCTCCATCTAACCTAACTGGTCCAATTACTTCTGTAGGTGCTGCAACTTCTGTTGCATCTCAGACTGGTACTGGTTCAACATTTGTAATGAATACCAGCCCAACAATTGTAACTGCAACAGCATCAGCAGGAACTGCTGCAAGCACACCTCTTATTGTTAAAGGTGTTACATCTCAAACAGGTGACTTGTTGCAGGTACAAAATAGCACAGGAACTGTGCTTAGTTACTTTGCTGCAAGCGGAAACTTAACCGTAGGTTCAGGTGCTGGCTCAGGTTCAGCAGCAATGGAACTTGGTGCAAATCGTTCAGCGGATGGCAATGCTTATATTGATTTAATTGGCGATACAACATACACCGATTTTGGTTTGCGTATTATTCG